CTACTGGTTCCCACTTATTATCACTGGTCCAAATGTGGTTTACACCACCTATACTTTTTTCATCACCTAAATTTGGCATAACATTAAACTATTTCTATATAAATAGTTAATTATCTGTTTTTACTTTTGTTTTTTGCTTGTTCAATAGCCTCATTTTTCTTTTCAAATTCTTCAATTAATTTATTAATGTAGAACCTTCTTTCGAATGTAGGCATTTGTAGTAGGTCAGTGTAGGGAATATGTAGGTTTCGCATTAAGAAGTAAAACTCTGACAAAAGGGCATTCCTATAGCCCGTAGAAAGGACGAAAAAACTCAACACCCAATGAAACTGATACTTTCATTTCTTCTCCTGATGGTGTAGTTGTGGTAACATTTAAATCCAATGCTGGGGTATTATCTTTGACTATTTTTCTAATATCTTGGCTATCTTTGATTGGCATAGTTTGAATAAACTGTGCTATAGTCATTCTGTCTCTCGTTCCATCTATTTCTACTAACATTTTTTCTAGTTGTTTTGTCATAAATGGATTGATTGGGTCATTTTTATGTGTCTCGTCAATTTTTCTAAGTTCTTCTTGGTCTGTTGGGGTTATAAACTTTAGTTTTACTTTTTTCTTAGATTTTTCTAAATAAAACTCGAATTCGTTTTTGTCGTCTAGTTTAACCTTAACATCTTTGGTTTTTAAAATTGATAGGTCGAAGGTTGTCTCAAATTTTTCACCTGTTTTAGGGTCAGTTAATTGGACAGTATAATCTGTACCAAAAGCAGTATTACGTAAAAAAACTAAAATAGCTTGTTTATCACATTCTGGCATATCAGCAATTTGGATATCTTTATCTAAGATTTTCTTGGCTATTAGTTGGTTAACTAGTTCACCGGTACCCTGAAGTGATTGTGACGCTAATAGATTTTCGTCTGAAGCATTAAGGTAGGTTACTTTTACAGCTTTTTTCTTATTTTTGTAGAACATCCCTTCCGAAGGTAGGGGAACCATGTCATAAGGTAACATAGTTTCTGTGTCTGGTCTTAAATTATCTTCTAGCATAAATTATATTTTATATTATATTGCTTAATTATATAGCTTTTATTTTATTAGTAAATATTGCTGCTATATTATTATATATATAAAGCTTCAATAATTTAAATAATAAAGTCAAGTCTTTAAGCAAAAAAAAAGCCCTAAAAAGGACTTTTTTAATTTTATTTAAATTATTGTTAGTAAACTAAGATACATCTGTCCGGTCTTAGCGTAGCTGATATTGTAGCTAAACCATCATCACTATAACCTAAACTATCGAAATTAACATCAGTAAGGAACGTTCCTTGCATTATCCATTTCTCTACCACTACACCTGTTGGGTCTAGTAATTCTAAGTCTATATTTTTCTTGTACCCCGCAGCGTAACCCATTCTTCCTGTAACCGACTCTGCATGTAGTCTAACCCACTCCATTAATGCTTGTGCAGCAGATGGTCCAATTGGGTCTCTAAATGTAACATTTATTGTGTTCCATGTAAATCTACCAGCTACATAAGTAGATGTATTAAGGAACGGCACTTCCACAGAATTAATTGTTACTTGTGGTCTAGATGTACTTTCTACATACCATTCATTAATTCCCAAAGATGAATCGAATCTTAAGATAAACCTATTCTTTTTCTTTGGTTCATAAGGTATAGGCATTTTCATTAATAAGTCAGCCATATCTTTTTAATTTTTAATTTTAGTTTTTTATTATATCTATAAATATACGGGTAATGAAAAAAATGTTTTAATTTAGTTGTTTTACTATTATTTTATTAATCTCACCTTCCGATGTATCATAAACTACAAAATCTACTTGTGGAAATTCTAGTTGTAATACTTCTTTTATAAAATCTGTAATAGCATTTATATTACCTAAATCATCATCACTAAACCCAATAGATAATTTATTATATTCTGTACCAACCATTTCTTTAGTCTTCTGTACTATTTTAGTTACGTAATCTCTTAATGCTATTTTTTTATTTTCTTCTGGGTTTAAAGCACTTTCGTTATCCAACCCAAACTTTTCAGCAAATATGTTTGAAGTTACGGGGTGATAGTCTTGTGAATCTAAATAAGTACTCAACGTAGTCTCAATGTTTTCACCATCTAATTCTGGATATTCTTGTTGGATATTATCTATCATAGTGTTTAATTCGTCTTCATTTAAAATGTAGGAAATTACCAAATCCATTCCTTTTCTAAGAGTCTCTGGTTTATGTCCTCTAGCTGTAATTATTGATATTGGATTAGCATATAATAAAGCTTCTTTAAATTTTTCAAATGACGGAGCGAAAGACTTCGTATCCAAAGCAGTTTTTAAATCCACCATAAACGTATCATCGTCTATAAAACCATTAAATGAATCATCAGTTAATTTAAAATTTGTGTTGTTTCTTATTTTTGCAAACTCCTCAGTACTAACCTCAATATTTTTCCACCCATCAGGTGTTCTCTCTAACAATTTAATCTTGGTTGGCATATTCATAATATTGTCATCCCAATCAAAAGAGTAAGCTCTCACATTTTTTTGTGGTAGCTCATCTTCTTTTATTAAAGATTTAAAAACTTCTAACTGTTTATTGGTTATTATAATATCTCTACTCATATATAATAAATACAAATTAATTTTGTTTATTCACTTATTTTAATTATCTTTGTACTATGAATAATTTATTAAAGTTACTGGTAGTTATATTTTTTGTTTCTTGTGAAAAAGAAACCTTTGTAATACCGTGTGATAATACATACCCAACCACACAAAACCCAAGTAATTATATAGAAGATAATTTTATCGATGGGTGTTGGTTATTGATGGATGGTGAAATGTACTTAGAAAACCTAGAAACTACCGAATTGAGTGTTATAAACCACTTTAGTGATAGTGATAGTAGTAGTCTAAGGTATGAAAGTAGTATGTATGAGTTCGAAGAACTAATTAAAAATTACACTAACTGGTGTTTTCATTTACCGTTAAGTATTCCAGGGATGGGTGATTTTGTTTTAAATAACGACACCCTACAACCATATGGTTTATCTACCACAGTAAATAATATGACAATCACAGAACCTTTGGTTGGTTCTTATTTATTACTTGGTGGTTCGGGTAGACCGGTTTTATATGAAATTTTAGATTATAATGATGAAATTATTATGGTTACCATACAGGAATCATATGAAAATATCCATGGTTATAACCACAGATATTATTCTAAATTAAAGTTTAAAAAACAATAAGTTACTATATCCTTGATATTGGTTTGATGATTTGTTTCATCTTTTCAATATCCTCTTGGATTAGTTTTTCTTTTTCTTTTTCAGACTCTTCTATGTTTTTTGAATCATGTATGTGGTCGAAATGCATATCGTCTTCTAAATCTTCAATATGGTCTTCACTACCACCATCATGTTTTAAATCATAAAGTTCTTTATCGTCGTGACCTTCATCCCTACCATAATTCATAGCTTCATCATGACCAGAATCTTCTTTAACTTCTTTAGCTTTAGCTTCTTTAGATGCTTTTTTCATAGATTCTTTCTTATCCCCATCACCATCAAGGTCTAAAAAATCAGGTTTTGCTCCTTCTTCCATTTCAGTTTCATCTAACTTTATTTCTTGCCATTGCTCTTCAATAACCTTTAAAACTCTATCTAACTGGCCTTCACTAATAATTACATTTTGTTTTTTCCCATCAGTAAATGTTTTTTCACCAGTAGACTGCTTTTTTAAAGACTCAACCAATATTTTTTTTGTAAATTTCATATCACTATTTTATTATAAATACTATATATCCTCAAAAGAAGCCCCCGTAGGTGTTATCAAGAACTCAACGAATATATACTCTAAAGCTCTTGTTGGCTTAATGTATATCTTACCATTCATTTCATTTCTATCTATTTCTTCTGGGTCATTTGAAAGTACAACTCTAAAGTCTGTTAAACCTCTATCTCTCCTAATCGAGTCTAAGATTGGGTTTACTAAGTCTAAGAACTGTTGTCTAACCACGTCATCATTTTGTTCGAATATTAATCTTACTGCTACCGCTGAAATTAATTTTCTAGTTTGTAGTAATAATCTTCTTACATTGATTCTATCCAAAGCAGACTCTCTAATCTGTAGTGTTTTGTTACCCCAAATAATTGGTCCCGTATCACTAAACGTAGCGATTGGGTTAAGTCTACCTACATATAGAGTATCTCTTTCATCCAAAGTAAGTTTCTTTCTTGCTTTCACCGCATTTACTAAACCTCTAGTGTAACCTGCTGATGCAAACCATGGGAAAGATGTATTGTCTGTTAAAGCTATATTTCTCATTACCTCTGCTGTTGGTGGTATGTATAGTTGTTTGTTATTTGCTGCGTCTCTTATTTGAACCCAAGGGTAGTATGTTGCTGTATAGTTT